CATAGCATTGTTCAATGTACCAACAAACTTGGTGTTTGTAGGTGCTTCGAATGTACCTTCTGTTGTACGAGCAAATGCGCTTGTAGTAGCAGATTGTAGGATTGTCAATGCAAATGGACTTACCACAGCGTAGTTACCAGCACCACGACGTGTACGCTGAGCGATCAAGTTAGCAACACGGTTGATCTGAACTGCCAATGCGGCATGCTCGTCACCAACGAATGTAGCTGTACCAGATACAGCGGCTTGGTTGTAAGTTTCTGTAGCTGTACCTGCTAATGAAAGCAAGCTAGCTAAAACTTCTTGGTCAATTTCAGCAGTAATTTCTTGTGCCAATGCGGCCATGATTTCTGCTTCAACGTCAATACCTTGTTGGGCTTGTGCGTCTTGAGCGGCTTCAAAAGTCCAACGAGCTGATAGCTTACGTGTCTTAGCTTCAACTGTTTGTTTCAAGATTTGGATGCTTAACTTGTTACCAGCACGACCTTCTAAAGTCGCTGTAGAAGCGGCCTTAGCAGTTGCACTTTCGTTTCCTGAATAAGCTTCAGCAATCTTGAATGGGCTTAATGCCTCTTCACCTGCTACAACGCCAGCGCCACTTGAAGTGTCTGCATAGCGAACACGTAAAGTATGGATCTGACCAACAGGACCAGTCATTGGTTGTACACCAACTAGTTCATTAGCAATGACTGTTGGCATAACGCGGCGAATCACTGGAAGGATTACGCGATTTAGTGTGGCAACGTTACCGGCAGAAGTAGCACCAGCAGTTGGAGATTCCATCAAATACTTACGAGTATTCTCAAGTGTAACTCCCATTACTGACTTTTTAGTGCCTTGTAGGCCTTCTAAAAGTGCTTCCTTAGTTTCTGCCCAACGTCCGTTAAGTAGTTCTGACATTTAAATTTCTCCTTAAATTTTTAGTCCAGCAAGACGGCGGATATCGACAATGTTGTTGTTTTCGCTCTCACTGCTACGTGTGGTGTTGGAAACTTTGTTTCCTGTGATTTCTTTAGCCTCTACTAGTGCCTGTTTTTGTTGTACCGGAGCTTTACCTGCTATAACAGCTGGTAGATACTTGTCAAAACTATCAACTAGTTTTGCTGTTTTCACGCTCTCCATTAATTCACCCATAATCGCTTTTTGCTCTGTGTTTAAAGGAGCAAGCAATTCTGTCATGATTTTTTGACGCTCAATGCTTTCAGCAAGGCGTTGTGTTTCTGCTTTTTTGCTTTCTATTACTTTTTGCGCCACTACTACGTGAGCTTGCGCTTCCATAAGTTCGGCGGTTTTCAAGTCTATGACTTTGAGCAATTTTGCAGTTTCTGATTTCTCGTTTAAATAACTGGTCTGATATTCTGCGGCAAAAGCTTCGAATAACTTACGACCAAAATCTGCTCTACGTGCTGATTCGATATCTTCTTTTAGACTTGTAAGTTCGGTTTTTAGGCCTTCTGTTACAAGAGTATCTACCATCTCTGCCGCACGTTTAACAAACGATTCTTTAACTTTGGCAAGTTGTTCACGTCCTTCACGAACTAAACGTACCTTGGTCTCAGCAAGGTCTTGCTTGTCTTTGTAAAACTCAGTAATTTCCTGAGCCAATGCTTCTACGACGAATTGTTCTAATTTTCCGAACTTGCTTGCCATAACTTTCTGATCTTCGTGTAGTTCTAAAACTTCAGAAGCTAGTTGACGTGTAACGAATTCCTTCATTGTGTCAGCATCTTTCTTAGCTTTAGTAGCCAACTTAGCTTTCATCTCAGCTAGTTGACGACGGTCTTCAGAAAACTCAACAATTTCCTGTGCTAATTGTTCGCTAATCATTGTATCGACAGCGTCAATCATCACTTGTTTGTCATGTTCGTATTTTTGTGAAAATTCTTCACGTAGTGTTTGAGTAAGTTGTTCGCGTGACTCGGTTAAACGAGTCTCGAATGCTTTCTCAAGTTCAGCTTGGATCTCTTCAGAAATCACGTTGTTTTCAAATAAACTTTTAAGTGCTTCCAACATGTGATTCTCCTTTTATTGGAGTTTGCTTATTATATTCAATAAGCTCTCTTTGAGATATTTCTGTGCCTTAGGGTCACCTTTAACCTCTTGCGCTATACGTAAGCTACTTAATCCTCCCTTATTATTCATAAGGTGTTCATAAATTGGTGTAGGATATGCTCCTGGAGCACTAGGTTGAGCCACCATATCTACTGTGATGATCTCAAAATCTGATACTTCTCCCGATCCGTCACTCTTGACGTTACCGGATCCCCTGCTGGAGACTCCTAATTTCACTCCGCTTTCCAGCATTGTGCGAATTAGTTGTCCCATAGGAGTTGGTAAAATTTTAAGTTTACCATAACCATTTGGGCCGTCCATCCACATATTTGTTATCATGTGGGACACACGGTCCAAATTTATTTTTAGATCATCTGGATGATCCACTTCCCCGAGAACTGAATAGCCGTTTTGAATCTGATCGTTAAGGGTCTTAACAGCCTTGCCAATCTCATTAACAGGGTAAACACGCTGGTTAGCGTTGCGTATACCGCCCTGGATACAAATCCCGGACATGTATAAGCTCTTACCATCTTTGTCATCAGACTCAACGACCATTTTTGCTTCGTTGAAACTGAGATTCTCTCGGAGGTATAGTGACATTAAATGTTCCTAATTACTTGGCGCGAGTCTTAACGCTGTTTAATGGACTTTGTGCGCCTTTGTCAGATTGTTCTGGTGAACCTTTCTTCTCTGCGCCATGTCCTGGCTCTTTCTTGCTAAAAGCATTACCTGCTTTGCCGCCTGGAACATTAATGTTACCTGTCTTCATGTCTTGTGGCTTGTTGCTTGACAATGCACTACCTTGTACAGTTGTCTTAGCACCAACATCACTTGATACTTCAACATGGCCGTTAGCGATATTAGCAACAGTGCCGCCCATATCGTTCTTGCCAGCTACTGGGCTCTTGGTGTTTGTACCATTGTCACCCATTTTACCAAATGTATTGTATGTTGCGCCGCCAACTTTTTCCACATATTCGCGGATTAGTTGTTCGTCATCTTCCATAAAACTGTGTTGAACTTGAACTACTGGAGCTTCATCCATCTCTGGCTCTTCTCCGCCAAAGTCGTCTGCTGGTGGCTCATTGCCAAATTCGTCACCGCCCATGTCGTCACCGCCCATATCGTCGGCACCCATGTCGTGTTCTTCACCTTGTTCGCCAGCCATTAGCTGTTCAAACTCTGCTTTTAGATCTTCTAAAGCATCTTCTAAATCTTGTACGCGGTCTTCTACGTCTTCTTCACCGCTGTCGTCTCCGCTGTCATCGCTGTCAGCATCAACATCGCTGTTGAAATCGTCAGTAGCGTCATCGCTACTAAACTCGTCATCAGCTGAGTCATCAGCTGAGTCATCAGCTGGTTTGTCTTCTTCTTCTCCGCCAAAGTCGTTCTCTAAGAGTTCTTCATAGATTTCGCGAGATTTAGCAACTACGATATTGTGGAATATTTCTTTGGCTTGTTGTTGATCTTCATTGATCAAAGCCTCGAGCATTTGCTCGAATTGTGTACGATCAGTCATGTTTGTCTCCTGTGAATATGATTACAAGGCTGTAAGATATTTACACATATCAGCAAAATCTCTGCTAATAATGTAGTAAAATACGCCGTTTTTGTTAAATTTTTAATTATGCGGGCGCAGGTGCTGGCGGTTTAGCATACATTTTGTTTATAAATGCTAATTCTGTTTCCTGTTCAATAATATGTGCTTCACTACCTTTACGTAGTTCGTTAATTTGTTGTAGTGTTAATCTAGTTTTACGAGTATCTGACTTGCGTAAAACAGATTGATCTCGCGACGGATCATAACGCATGTCATTAGCAACATGTCGTGTTGTTGAATTTATATAAAATAATTCGCGTAGTATCATGATAATATTTATGCGACTGGAGGAGAACCAGGCATTCCGCCTCCTGGTGCCGCTCCGGGCATTGCACCAACGCCAGGTGCAGGCTCTGCTGGATTTTCCATACCTTCTGGTGCTGTTAAATCACTTTCGCTTTCAATATCTCCAGCAAGACCTCCTGCTGACAAGCCTGCACTACGCAATTCTCCTGCACTATCAGTGCCTGTTGGGTTGCCGTCGCCTTGTTCTTCTGCCCATAGACGTTCGTTTTCTGCAATCTCGTCGTCGGTTAAGCCTAAGAAACGCTTTAAAGCAAAGCGATGACTTACATACGGTACTGCTTGGATAGTGTTAAATGTATTAATACGTTCAGTATCAAGTGCGGCTTGACGACTACTTGCAAAGTTTAATGGAGGATTAAACTTAATATCAAACAGTGTTGAATCAATATTAACACCGCGTGTGCTTAGATACATTTTAAATTCAATATCAAATATACCTGATATTAAACTTTGTAAACGTTCGCAATACTTGTTAAAGCGTAATTCTTGAATATAAGCTGTACCAACACGACCATCATTATAACTTGAGTTAGAATCATCTGCGCCTGTTGGCAAATAGCTACTTGGAATACGTAAACCGCGGAATAACTTGTTAGTAAAGTATTTTAAGTCGTCAATTTCGCCTAGATTAGTACCGCCTGGTAGTGTTGTAACATCGCTACCGCGTCCGTCTGCTGATTTAGGAAAGAAATAATCTTCGTTAATGCTTAGTGGGTTGTATGCACTGTCAATAACGTTCTGTCCGCCACCGTTTTGGCTAGGAATTCTACGTTGATGGATCTGGTCTTTAACTCTTTCCACAAACGCCATAGCCAAGTGGCTGGGCATGTTGCCTACATCAATATGAAATATACGTCTTTCTGGAGCACGTTGTATGCGATAGATAAGGATAGCATCTTCTAAAAGTTCTTTTTGCTTGTAAACTTTAAAGATATTCTCTAATAAACTATTACCAAAAGGATAGTTATTGTCTAATCCTTCACTTAAACTCAAATGTACCACATGTACTGCATCAACAGCTACTTCGTTTTCTTGTTTGTCCCAGCGTCCACCTTGCATTGTTGGGTATGCACCTGTCATGCCACGTGCCGCAATGCCGCCTGACCCAACACCACTACCGCCTTTACTAGTATCTCTTACATTAGGAGTAATAGCAGTAGCTACTAAATTTTGAAAATTTGGATTAATGTCGCGGATAATGTATTGTTCTGGCTTCTTACCTTCACTTTCATTGGCAATAATCTTAACTACTTTACTTGGATCTACATAAAACCATTTTTGTGTTTCTGGATCTCTAATAAAGAAACTATCACCAAATTTAAATGTATTGCGGAGTATACGGAATATGCGTGTTTCAAATTGTTGTAGTTTAGTCCACTGACTTAGGTATTCGCCTAAAATCTTAGTTTCACTGTTGGTTGCTTTACTGCGCCATTCAATACTAAATGCCGCATTATTACCATCTTTGTTTTTTTGTGTGCAGAATTCTGCTAAAATGTCCAGAGCCGCATTAACTTCTGGATCACTATCCATTGTTTCATACTGTTGATAACGTTCAATACGATTTGGACTGCCTGAATATACATCTGGCAAGTAACTGCTGTAGTTTGTCTTAGCAGGGCCCATACCTGCGCTGGTATTGCCGGTACCAATAGTACTGCGATATTGCGATTCTACGGATACTGGTGTAAAAAATTTCTTCCAACTCATATTATATTGGGTCCTTAACTAACGTAGCCGCTAACATTGCTAACATTTTCTGATGTATTAGACGTATGTCGGGCTATTTCTTTTAGTTGTTGTAAATTAGCCGCTAGTAAATTACTTATCGCATCTAGCTTTTCGGCAGATAAATTCATGGCAGTATCTGTGCCCGTGGCCATTTCTTCAATTGCCTTGCTTAGTACAGGACTTTCCATAGCACTACTAACTTTAGTCTCTACATTGCGTAACAAACTAGACAAGTTAGGAATAATACTGCTAAATTTTTGAGTAGCATACGCATCTGCTTGTTCAGGGGTGAACACACCTTCTTCGTCATGCAAGAAACGCAAAGATCCATTAGGTCCAAAATTTTCAAACCAACTGCCTACAGTACCCATAGTTCCTTTTTTATTACCAGTAACCATTTTTCTAATAACATCTTCCAGTCTTTGTGCCGTTAATTCTGCTGAGCCTGCTGGCAAATTGCCTGCGTCTCTAATTTCGTTGCGCATCTTAGTAATAAAAGCTTCTACACTTGAGTTTAGAATAGGTACATCTTCGCCCTTACTGTTTTTATATGAGCCGCCATCGGTATATTGCGATGCTTTTGCAATAACCTCTTTCATATTCACCATTCTAAGAACAGATTTTTCTACAGTTTCGGCCATTAACGCTATACCGGTATTAAATCGCTGTTGATTAATTTCTAAAGCCTGTAATGTTCGGCCAGCGGCATTGTCAGGA